GGGTTTATTACTCTTACTCCTGGGAACATAATAGACTATGCATTCATACTGGATCAGGTCAGGAGAGATTCTGAAGATTATTTAATCGCTGAGTTGGCGTTCGATAGGTGGGGATCTCAGAAGATTACCACGGACCTTCAGGATATCGGGTTTGAGATAGATGGGGACAAGACACTGGTGCAATTCGGCCAGGGGTATGCCTCGATGAGTGCTCCGACGAAAGAAGTTGAGACAATGGTTCTTTCAGGTAAACTAGCACATGGCGGCAATCCGGTTCTTGCATGGAATGTGTCGAATGTCTCTCTGAAGATGGACCCTGCGGGTAATGTGAAGGCGGATAAGGAGAAGTCAGTAGAGAGGATAGATGGTGCGGTTGCTTTGATAATGGCTATAGGGAGGGCGATGCTAGGGGGAGGGGCTGTACGATCGGCGTACGATGGACTAGATTATGAAGAGATTAGAAAGAGGATGAGCCTATCATGACTAAGAGAGTTTATGAGAAGGAGAAGGAGAAGGTTGAGGATACTCCTAAGATAGAGGTCAAGAAAGAGCCTGAGAAGAGGCCTGAGGTTGTCTCATTGCCTCTGCGTCCGACGCTACGTGTGAGTGAAGTGGCCTACTATTATGGAGTGACTGAGAGGACTGTTTACTTGTGGATTCAGCACGGGCATTTGCTGACGGAGAAGACTCCAATGGGGCAGTGGAGGGTGACTCGTGAGTCATTAGATAAGTGTAGATTTGCTAAGAGGAGGATACACTCGGAGTGAGAGACTAAGAAGTTTTGAGAAGTCTTTAGAAGTCCAGTCTATTTACTCTTGATCTCAGGTGTGATCTAATCACATCTAAGATTAATCTTAAATAGGATGGCCAAATAATTGAAACTTTTCTCTGGCATTAAGAAAATATTCGGACTCGGCCTAAATAATGAGAAGTCGTGGAATCCTTCTTTGTGGAACTTGCGAGGAAGTCAGTCCATAGCCGGGGAAACTGTGACAGAAGAGACCGCATTGACATACTCAGCAGTATGGAATGCGGTCGTTCTCATTTCTGGGACCATCGCCTCCCTTCCTCTTCACCTTAGGCGTCCTGACGGCCCTGACGGACGCTCAAATAAGCTCGCCTTGGAGAACCCCCTGTACCAAGTAATGCATGCCAGGTACAATCCTTATATGAGTGCGATGGCTGGACGTGAGTGTCTGATGTCTCACATATTAACGTGGGGTAATGGATACGCTGAGATTGTCAGGAACGGGTATGGTGGAGTCAAAGAGCTCTGGCCTATTACTCCTAATCGAGTGAAGCCTTTGATGCACGAAGGTGAACTTGTCTATGAGATTCGTATGCCGGATGGAGATGATGTGTATCTCCCATATGAGAAGGTGCTGCACGTTCCTGGTATGGGTTTCGATGGATTTACTGGTTATTCTATAATTGCTATGGCCAGGAAGTCGATAGGGCTTGGGATGGCCCTTGAGACTTTTGGCAGCTTATATTTCGGTCAGGGGACTCACCCTAGTGTTGTGATTAAGCACCCTCATCAGTTAAATGCAACCGCTCACGATAACCTTAAAAGGTCATTATCAGATACTTACAGTGGCCTCGGTCAGTCGCACAGATTAATGCTGCTGGAAGATGGGATGGAGATGGAGAAAGTCGGCATTCCTCCCGATGATAGTCAGTTCCTTGAGAGTAGGACATTTCAGGTTCCTGAGATAGCCAGGTGGTTTAATCTTCCCCCACATAAACTGAAAGATCTCACTAAGTCGAGTTTTAATAATATCGAGGCTGAGCAGACGAGTTTTGTGACAGACTCCATTCTCCCGTGGCTGATTAGATGTGAGCAAGCTTACGACATGCAGTTGTTGGCTCCATTAGCGCAGAGTCAGAAATTGTATTTTAAACATATTGTTGAAGGGTTGTTGAGAGCGAATGCAAAAGATAGAGCTGAATTTTACACAGCTATGCTTAACAATGGTGTGATGAGCATCAATGAGGTAAGGGAGAAGGAGGACATGAATCCGGTGGAAGGAGGGGACATTCACCTAGTTCCGCTCAATATGACCTCCTTGGAGAATGCGGGCAAGCCGCAGCAGGTCCTGGTTGAGGAAGTTCCAGTAGAGGAGGCTGAGACCAATGAACCTGACGAGGGTGAACCTGCGGATACGTCGCTTCGTCTGATTCAGGCACTGGCTTCACCAGGGCGTCATTTAACTGGAGGAGGGAGTCAAAATGAGAATTCAGAATCGTAGTCCTTTTAGACCAAGGTCTGCTCTTCCGAAGATGAAGGTAGAGAACAAGGCTAGGGCGAAAGAGGCGACAGTCTATGTTTATGATGAGATAGGATATTTTGGAGTGATTGCGGAGGATTTTGTTAAAGAGATTAATGCGATCACTGCTGAGACTATACACATCAGGTTTAATACCCCTGGGGGATCTGTGTTTGACGGCACGGCGATGTACAATGTCATTAGGAATCACAAGTCGAAGACTATAGCTCATATTGATGGTCTCGCTGCGTCGATTTCTTCTGTTATTGCACTCGGTGCTGACGAAGTTCAGATGGCAGACAATGCATTTCTGATGATCCATGAGCCGTGGTCGATTGTTATTGGAGATTCAGAAACAATGAGGGAAGAGGCTGATTTGCTTGACAAAGTCGGGTCTACGATTGTGAACACGTATGTGAGCAAGACTGGAGCTTCAGCGGAGAAAATGAAGGAGCTGATGCTTGCTGAGACATGGATGTCAGCAGATGAGGCCTTAGAGTTAGGTTTCATCGATGGTATAGAGGAGACGGAGGAGAATGCAAAAGCTTCTCTCTTCGATTTAGCAGTTTTCGCAAATGTGCCTGATCAGCTCAAGAGCGATAAGCAACCTCCAACCGCCCGCGAGTTAGAGCATATCTTGAAGGAATCAGGATATTCTAATAAGCAGGCAAAAGAAATTCTTGCTAATGGTTTCAAGGATGACCTTCGGGATGAAGGTGATTCAGCTGAGACGCAACGGGATGTTGCGAATTCGGCTCAACGGGATGTTGAGAAGTCAGAGGATGACAAGGATGTGGAAGTTATAAGTGGAAGTACGGAAGATTTAATTTTGAAGGCCCAAGTAATGGCCGCTACTAATCGAAAAGGAGACTAATAATGCGAACAATAACGCAGTATCGGGAAGATATCGCCAGTCTGATGAAAGAGATTGGCAATATTGATGCGAAGTGCATCGCTGAGAACCGGGATCTGATAGATGAGGAGATTGACCTCAGGAATGAGATGATGAACAAAGTTGAGGCAATCAATCGTCAGGTCGAAAGTATGGAGAGGCAGGAGCAGATCACTGCTACTTTGAATAAGCCTGGAGTTCCGCTCACGATGCCCGCTCCTGAAAATTCAAAAGGAAAGGGACACGGGATTACAATCAGGGACAAGGATAAGTTTGCCAGCTTCGGGGAGCAAATGTCGGCAATCATGGTCGCAGGATCTCCGGGTGGTTCAACCGATCCCAGGCTCAGGATTCAATCTGCTGCGACAGGCCTCGGAGAGACCGTCTCAAGCGATGGTGGATTCCTGGTGCAGACCGACTTTAGCAATGAACTGCTGAAGCAGGTTTTCGAGACCGGTATCCTGGCGTCAAGATGTCGCAAGATTCAGATCAGCGGTAACTCCAATGGGATCAAAATTCCGGGCGTCGACGAGACGAGCAGGGCATCCACCAGGAGCGGTGGCGTGCTGGCATACTGGAAGGACGAGGCTGCTGCAAAGACCGCCAGCAAACCGAAGTTCAGGATGATCGAGCTGAGCCTGAAGAAACTGATTGGGCTTTGCTACGCAACCGATGAGCTCCTGAGTGACTCGACTGCGCTTGAAGGATACATCAAGCAGGCGTTTATTGATGAGTTCGGATTCCAGATCGACGACGCCATTATCAATGGTACGGGCGCCGGGATGCCTTTGGGAGTCCTTAACTCCGGAAGCCTGGTGAGCGTGGGGGCCGAAGTTGGTCAAGCTGCATCGACTGTCATTGCTGAGAACGTCATCAACATGTATTCCCGGATTTTCGCCACCAGCCGGCCGAATGCCGTGTGGTTAATTAACCAAAATATTGAGCCGCAGCTTTTCACTATGTCTTTGGCGGTG